CCGTCGTCGGAAAACGCCCACGTGAGCAGCGAGCCGCCCGAGGGGAACAGGTTGCCGGTGGCGCGAAAGCCGATGGTTTTCAGGCGCTGCAGGATGCCGGTCAGGCCGGAGTACAGGTACAGCGCGGAGCGAACCGGGTGCCACGTGCGTTCGTTCCACGGGCCTTCGGTGAATTGCTGGTCGGCGGTGGCGGCGGTGGATTCGAGCACGGCCGATGACGCGGGCGACGAGAAATTGAAATGCACCAGCGGGCCGGATCCGGACAAATAGACGTCGCCGGTAGAATTCGAGCGGCCCGTCCAGCGCTTCCACTGGCTTTTGTCGAGTTTCCACAGGCCGTCGGTCGAAACCAGTTTGACGGCATCGGTGTACCACGCTGGCGCGGAGAAGGTGCCGCTGGGGGGTTGATAGAGGTCGCCGGGGATGCATAGCGGGGCGACGTCTTCCGGGCGCAGGCTGCGGCCGACACGCTCCGGGATCTGCACGTTGAGCGCGGCGAAGGGCAGCACGCGGTTTTCGCGAGTCGTCTTGCCGACTCCGGCGGCCAGCGCCTGGCGGGCGCGGATGAGATCGTCGACAGACATGGCCTAGACGGCTCGACCGCCAGATGTGGCGGAGCCGACCCTGGCCGGGATGGCTGGAGCGGGTGCCGGTTGCGGCAGGATGCGGTTTTGCCGGGTGGTGGTCCCGGCAGCGGTGGCCAGCGTGTCGAGCGAGGTCACCAGGTCGTCTTGCGTCGGTGCGGTCGGCTGGCTCATAGGGTGATGGTAAAAATGTCCTCGGTGAGCGGCGCGCTGTAGCTGCTGGCAATCGCGATGTTGGCCTTGTTGCGCTCGACGGCTTCGACGCCGGGGAAGGTCACGGTGAGGATTTTGTCTTCGGACGGCCCGTAGTTGTAGTCGGCGGTGGCCGATCCGGTCAGCGTCGTGCTGGCCGGCGAGGAGCCGGTCGGCGCGGTGGTCGGGGTCTCGGCATGCGATACGCCGGTCCCGGCCACTGAGCAGATGGCAATGGAAAACTCGGTAGTTGCCTCGCCGGTGTCCGGTGACAGCACGTGCGAGAGTCGCGAGCATTTGCCGCGCGCGTGCAGGCCGGTGTCCGCCAGATCGATGGTCTTGTCCAGGTCGATACCCGGATTCAGCGCCAAGCGGGCGGATACCGTGTTTTGCCGGTGCGACGACCAGATGCGCACCTTTGCTGCGGCGATCAGCGTTTCCATCGCGGCGTTCGCTGCGGCGCGGTCGGTGTCGGCGGTGAGCGTGACATTTGCGGCGGTGGTGTATCCGGAGGAAGGCGTGGCGGTGTCCTGCGGCGGAATCCCTGATATGGCGTTGCGATAGAGCAGCATCGCCGCTTCGGCGGTGGGGATTGGCGGATACTGGCCCTCCAGCGCGCCGCTCATCCGGTCAGAGAGCGTCCCCACAGCGGCAATCGAATTCGGCGCCGAGACGGTAATGCTGTGCTGCTCCTCGATCATCTGCGCGTAGTCAAAGCTGACGACGGCATCGAATCCCATGCACAGCAGGTAGTCCTGCGGGCCAGGCACCCAGGAGCCGATGGTGGTCGAGGGGAGCGCGGTGTAAGTGATTGACTCGACCGTGCCGCCAGCAGCCTCGATGGCGTCTTCGACGGCCGCGCGCGTCAGGAACTGATTGCTGCCATCGACAAAGGTGTCGATGTTGGTCTCGTCGACGTAGCTGTACGACAGTGGCCAGCCCTCGGCTTTGACTCTCGGGAATCGGTAGCCGAAATCGACGTCGACGCGATTAACCAGCGAGTGCCGGCTGCTGAGCGACACCGCCAGCGATCCATCGAGCAGATGCGCCGCGGTGAATGACATCGCCGGAGAGACCGCTGGCGCCCAATCCGTGACGCGCATCACGCCGGCCGGGGTAAGGTCGAGCGATTGCGGTACAGTCGATAGCCGGTCCTGCGCGCGCGACCAGCCCCGTGCTGCGGGGTCAAAGATCACCGGCGAGTGGTAGCCGTCGGGGATTTCCGCATCGATCGCGGCGGCATCCATCGCCTCGACGAGGTTCTGCAGGTTGTCGGTCGCGCGAATGGCAATGGTGCGCAAATCGAGATTGAGCGTTGGCGTATCGACGATGCCGGTGAACAGGCGCTGCACGTCGGTGGCGCTGCCGCTGGAAACGTCTGCAATGTCGATCGTCAGCGACTTGCCGACCCAATCGGCAATGGCAAACGTCGTGCCGGCGGTCGGTCGCAGCGTGAGTTCGGCAATGCGGGCGCTGTCTTCCTCGGCATCGATGCGGATGTCGCCGACCACGCGGGCGGAAACGTCTGCGCTGTCGAGCAGCACAATCGCCGACCAGATGCCGGCACGCGCGCCGCTGCCGCTGGTGCCGGCGTAGGTTTCGCCGCTCACAGCAGCCCCACGGCGTTACAAGCCGAACGGGCAACCATCAGCCAGATGCCGACGATCAGCAGCGCGGTCGCAATGGAAAACTCGTCCGGGTCACGCATCGTCAAACCTCTTCACAAGCCAATTCCCAGCGGTACGACGCCTCGCCGCGCGATCCGCTCTCGTTCGGCCGTGAGCACCAGCACGTGAGCAGCGGGTAGTACAGCACCTGGTAGCCGATGGCATCGGTCACGGCGGCGACAGTGGCCACGTGCGAAACGATGGTCACCTCGCTGGCAATCACGCTGCCGTCGGGCATCAGCGCCCAGGCCCAGGGCTCGTAGCCGGTATCGGCACGGCGCGCGGCCGGCAGGGTGGCCATGCGGCTGCCGTTGCAGATCAGCGCGCGCGGCACGATGCAGGCGACGCTCTGCTGCGTGGTGTAGTCGAGATGCGTGAGGCCTGGCGGGATCCAGCCGCCTCCGCTGATGACGGTGCGGGTTTTCTGCCAGGTCGCCTGCTTGATGCCGGCCCCTGAGAGCGTGCGCAGGATGGTCTCGCCGCCCAGCGGTTCGTAGGTCTGGTCGATATCCAGCGAGCTGCGCGCTGGGATCTCGACGCTGCCAATCTTGAGGATTTTCAACGACGCCCCCCTTTCTGCAGCGCCGCGCGCTGAAAGTCATTCTGCAATTGCCGGAAAGTGTCTGCGCTGACGGTGGCGCGGTAGCTACCCAGGCCGGGGAAATTGAAGGTTGCGGCCATGCGCTCGGTCACCGGCTGCGGGGAGCGCAGGGTGGGAATGGCGAGGCGACCTACCAGCCCGCCATCGGCATATCCGGGGAGCGCTGCCATGCCATATCGGTTAAATCGCTCCAGGAATTCTAACGCGCCACGCTGGCGCACGATTTCGGAGCGCGTGACATATTCGTCGAAATGCACAATTCCTGCAGGCTGGTATTTTCCGCCGGGTCCGGTGTAGCCGCCGCGGGCAAAACCGGTCATTGAAGATTCTGACGAAAACGAGTTGGGATCGGCGGTGGTTTTCGTTACGACAACGTTGACCTTTTTCTCCGTGACATCCGGGATACTCGCCAACTCTGCTTTCAGGCTGGAAATGGTGGCGATTGCATCATCAATTTTGACCTGCACATCAATCGCCGCGGCTTTGGCCTGCAGTTCGGCAAGCTGCGCGTCGAATTCGGCCAGTTGCGTTTTTGTCTTCTCGGCAGTGGCTTCGAGGCTGGCGGCTTCCTGCTGCTTGATTTTGGCCTGTGCTTCCTGCGCGGTAGCCTGCGCCTCGGCAATGCGCTCAGTGGCTTGCGCGCGGTCTTCCGGGGCGGCGATCTTGTCGGCGTATTTGCTGGCGCGTTCGGCGTCTTTCAGGGCCTGTTCGGCGAGCTTGGCGGCGGCGTCGGTGCGGCCGTACATCGCCTCCGACTTGGCCTGCAGCGCGGCTTCGGTGGCCGTGTCAGAAAAATTTGTCGCGTCGCGCTGATTCAGGAAGGCCTGGTCGGCTTCCGACAGTTGCCCGCGGCGAATCTCTGCCGCCTTGTCGGCTCCGGCGGCGCGGGTCTCGCCGGCCTTGTCCGTCAGGTCCTTGGCTTCCTGCGCCACTTTCTGCGCCTCGGCAGAGATCTCTTTCCAGGTCTTGAACCACGCATCGCGCAGCTTCTGCGCGTTCTTGATCCGCTCGTCGGTCAGTTTTTCGTCGGTGAGCAGGATATCTGCCGAGACCTTGCCGGCAGCGATGCCGCGGAGTTTTTCGAGTTCGGCGAGTTTGGTCTGGAGTTGTGCCGCCAGAGCCAGGCGCTTGGTAGCCTTCGCCGGGTCTTCTGCCGGCGGGGCGCTGCCGTCACGGCTGGCCATCCGCCGGTAAAACTCCAACAGCTTTTCCTGCTGCGTAATTTCTGCGGCGATTTCCGCCTGGCGAGCGGCCGATGCGGTGGCTTGCTGCTGGCGCAGGTCGGCAATCAGCGCGACCGTGCGGGTCACATTCTCCTGCCCGGTTTTGAATCCAGCCTCAGGGTTTTGCCCGAAGATCAGATCGGAAAACGACAGCCCCAGCGTCTTGAAATCGAGAAAGCGCTGCATGACTTCGTTGAGTGCCGGCAGAATCGCATTGCCGAGCGCGATCCCGACCGACGACGAGGCGGTTTTCATGCGGTCAAGGTTGTCGTTGAATTCGGCCGCGGCCTTGGCGAAATCGCTGGTCATCAGCCCGCCCAGGCGCTCAATCTCGTCGCCCAGCGCCTGCACCCCTTCACGGCCACCCGCCAGCAGCGGCAGCAGCGTCGCGCCGCTCTTGCCAAAGAGTTCCTGCGCCCGTGCGGCCCGCTCGGTGCCCTCGGGCAGCAGCGCAAAGGCGTCCGCCAGGTCGAGCAGCACTTCGTTTGCCGGGCGCAGTTCCTTGGTTGCGGAGTCGCGGACGCTGATGCCAAAGCGCTCGAATTTCGCGGCGCTTTCCACCGACCCGCCAGCGGCCGAAGCGATTTCTACCGAGAGCTTTTGCAAGCTCTTTGCCAGCACATCAGATTCAACGCCGGAGAGCTTGGCGGCATACTGCAGGCGGCCCAGGTTGTCGACGCTGATGCCGGTACGCTCCGACATTTCATTGAGCGCATCGGCGGCATCGACGGCCGTTTTGGCCATGGCGACCAGCCCGGTGACCACTGCCGCACCGGCAAAGCCGCCGGTGAAAAGTCGGGAGGACAGCGCCGACAGCGCGCCCATTTCGGTCTTGAGCCGCTCGACGGCCTTGACGGCGCTGCTGCTGTCTCCGGTGATGACAATGCGGGTCGTGCTATCGGCCACTCTCAGTCCCCTTGTTTGCCAGATCGAGAGCGATCTCGTACGCGCGCCACGGGTACGACCACGGGTCGGCGTGGCCGTGCTGCGAAATCAGCAGGCAGCAGTTCCGGTCGATGCCATCTGCTCGATCTCGCGCTGTACTGCGCGGGCGGTCGCGGTCAGCGCCGCCCGCACGCGAAAAAAATGCGGGTTAAGTTTCTGGCAGACGTCGACGAGCGGCTGCAGTTCGCTGGGCGTGAGCGCTTCCAGGTCGTCGGCGCTCGCGTCGCACATCAGTAACAGGTCGCCGAGGCCGAAGCCATCGAACACCAGCTGCTGCAGCGGGTCGGCCGTGGGGCCTGCCGTCAGCAGCAGCGCGCGCACTTCGGCGACCGTCAGTTCACGAACGGTAACAGACAGATCGCCAAGCGCGACAGCTTCTTGTGCGCGCATGGCTTAAGCGGCCTGCTGCATTTCGAAGTACTGCGACTTTCCGGCGGTAACGATCGTCTCGTCTTTCTGGAAGCTCAGCGAAACGGTCAAAGTACCGAAGTCCTCGCCGATCAACGCGACGTTCTGCGCGACGCCCAGCTTGGCCTTCCACCCCTTGAACAGCGTGTATTTGCCGTCAACCTCGTTCACGCCCTCGGCATGGATCGACACGTCTGGAGCGCTTGAGATCAGCGCCTGCACGTCATTACTGGCCTGCGGGGTGTAGTCGATGGTGATCGCATCGCCGGACGATACGCCGCCGGTGGTGATGGTCGCGGCAATGGTGATGCCGCCGGCGGACACCGTGTAATCAGCGGCCAGGACGGTGGTAGCGCCCTTTTTCACGACCGGCGCGACGCTGGTGTTGATCAGGCGCTTGGTCGGAATGAACATCAGCGGCACGATCTTGTAGCCGGCCTCGGCGACGATCGGCGTTGCCGACAGGACGGCCGTGGTGCCCCACAGCGCGAGCGCGAGGTTATCGGCCGAGAAGTGCCGCAGGTCGATACTCCCGGTCACGTCCGAGATCCGCTTAACGGAGGCATCGATACCGCCAGCCGCAGAGGCGTAATCGAGCAGCTTCTTTTCCTCTTCCGAGAAAGAAAACTGGAAATTCGAGACGTTCTCGACGTACCGAAACGGGCGGTTTTCAAATGTGCTGCCGGCGCTGTACGGGGCCACCCGGACCTTTGCCTTGCCGATGAATGCTGAACCCATGGTGGGGATCTCCTAGTGTCAGGTGCCGACGAAATACGCCGGGATGGAAAAGCCAATTGACAGCCGCAACAGGCGGCCGTCGAATTCTGTGGGCTGGCCGGTCTGCATCGTCGGGGTGCGCAAACCGGCGTATTCCCAGCCGACGAGCGCGTTGCCGGCGGCTTCGAGCAGTGCGGCCGCGGCGGTTTTCTGCCCGGCGCTGGCGCGGTAGACGTCGCAGTACACCGAAAAGCTGTAGTAGAGGTCGCTGGCGGCCGTGCTGCCATGCACGGCGCCCGTGGCGGAAATCTGCTGCAGGGTGAGCTTGCCGACCACCGGCGAGGCGGCATCGTCGGACACGTCGACCGGGTCGAACGTCCCCAGCAAGACGCTGCCTGGCGCGCACTTGGCGGCCAGGCGGGCGAGGATCGCGGTCTCGGTG